GCTATAGCGGAACCCGTGCGGTACAAGGGTGGTGGGCTTGCTGCCTTCCCGCTTGTTTAAGGCCGATGCTTGCTCAGCCCACCACCCGGTTCTATCAGGCGCGGTCGTCCAACTGAACGAACGCGGACAGGGACGCCGACCCGTTCTGTGGGGTGATGGCATCGAGCAACCAGGGTCGGCCGTCGTTGCGCTGGATCACCCGGAACGTGGTCCGGTCCGATGTGAACTTCACGTGCGGAGACGACATGATCTCCATCCGCTGCCGGTCACCTATCAAGTAGTACGACAGGTCAACGAACGACAGGTCACCCTGGGTGCCGAGCGCGCCCGGCGCCTTCTCCGACATGACCACCGGCCGACCCAGGAGAGTCAGCACGGGACTACCGGTGCCATCGACAAGCCACACCGCAGACCCACCGGTACCGACATCCAACGCCATCGTCGCGAGCTCGAAGAACGTGTCCGGCGACGCAATCCAGATCGCGTTTTTGAGCGACGTCGGCATCATCCGCGCGTACATGCGCAAGATGTTCTGCCAAACGATGGTGTCCGCCTCCTGCCCGGTTTCCTTCGCGATGACAACCAGGGCCTCGTTCGCGGCGGCCAGGGCGCCGAGCGGTTCACCGGCGCCGGAGCCCTTGAGGAAATCGATGTCCTCGAAGAACGCCATCGCCGGGGGGAACGTGTCCTCCACAAACGCGGGGAACGCGCCGCCGGTGTCCGCGATCAGCTCATTGTTGACGTGCGCTAGCGCGGTCTGCTTGCTGACCTCGAGCTTGACCGACCCGAAAGACGCTTCCGACTCGGTGAGTTCAGCGCCCTCTTCGGTGCGGTAAACGATGATCCCACCAAACACCGATGTGGCGTTCGACGTGACGTCGATCGCGGGAAACCGCAGCGTCGGGCCACCCATCGGGACAACACGCGCCAGCGGCCGGACGACAGACGACTCAAGCGACACGGCCAGCAGTTCGGCCCGGAACTCCTCCGGGACAAGGAACCCACCCTCCGACGGGGCAGCCTCCTGGTACGCCATGAGCTTGCCCCAGGCCGCAGCGTTCTCGCCCTGCGCCTTCTGCCGGTCATGCCGGTACGCGCACGCCATCATCGTGCCGAGATCGGGAAATACCCCGTTCAACGGGGCGCCGATGGCACGCGGGTTCGGCTTGCCCTTGCCTTTACCGGCGTGAACCGGGTTCGGCGTGTCGGGGGTGAGGTTCAGCCGCTTGACGTCCTTACGGTCCGCCTTGAGCATGTCCGCCAGGACGGTCTCGACCTGTTCCTTGACCTGCTCACCGATCGACGTGTCCTTCGCCTGCACGGCGTGCACGTAGTTCTTGACGAAATCACCGAACTCACCATCGGCGAACATCGCCTTGAGCTTGGTGTTGTCGAGGAGGATCTCCTCGAACTCAGCGGGGGTCTGGGCAACCAGGGCAGGGCTCATGAAAATGCCCCCTTCAGGGCTCGTACGATTTCGTCGTAGTCGGACGGGTTATCCGGCAACGGAACCGGTTGCCCGGTCGGGGTAGTGAACAATGTTGCAGCAACCGAAACGATCTTATCGTCAACGGCCTGTGTCCCTTCGATCCTGTCGGCCAGGCCAGCAGCTACAGCCTGATCAGAGGAGTACCACTGCTCACCTTTCATCGTCTCCCGCCACGCCGACGCCTCACCGCCCGCGCGTTGCGCGTAGATGTCCGCGATGTTGTCGGACTCCTCATCCAACCATTCGGCGGTTTCCCGCATGTCCTGCGCGTTCCCGTACGCCATCGTCGACGCGTCGTGGATCATCATCCGGGAGTTACGCCCGACAATGATCTCCTTACCGGCCATCGCGATAAAGGACGCGGCACTAGCAGCCAGCCCATCAACGTGGGTATTTACCGTCGCCTGAGAATGCTTGATCGCGTGATAGATCGCGAGCCCGTCATACACGTCCCCGCCGGGCGAATTGATGTGGACGTCAATGGTTCCGCCGACCACATCATGGGGTGCGAACGCGGTCATGAAATCCGAAGCAGTGCATCCCCAATATCCGATGTCATCGTAAATGTTGACCCGAATACCGGTGCCCTCATTCTGGACACTCAGGCCCGGATGCGCCGACGTCTCCGGCCGGTTCGCCAGGATCGCGGCCCGCATCTTGAGGTAATTCCGTGGTATTGGCATTAGTCCTCCTCTCCCTCGCTCTGGCCTGAATTGCTTTCAGGGTCGTTTTCCGCTGGGCTTTCGGGCTCCGGTTGAGGATCTCCCGGGCCCGCTGGTTGGGGTTCACTCATCACCTTCAATGTCATCGGTGGCAAACCCAGGAATTCAAGAACCTCGGGCGGCTCGAAATACTGAATGAGTTTCATCAACCCATCGATCTTCGACGTCCGCTCACTGGCCTCCCGGTCTTTATCCTCGGGAACCGGTGACCGGTAATCGAATTCTACGCCTTCGCCCAACGGGCCGTACATCGGGAGGAAGTTGTTATTCAGGGCGCCCTTAATCCGGTCAAGACGGGACACAACCAACCACTTAGCGAAGATCACTTCAGCCGCTTCCGCCGTGGCGCGGTTCACCGCCTCGGTCATACCGAGCATGGTCTTACCGATCCCGAACGCTTCCATGATCAGCTCACGGCCAACATTCCGGAGCTCCGCGAACTGCATATCTTTCTGAGAGAAGTTGATATCTTTCCATTGCATTCCACCCTCAAGCATCAGCACCTTATGCGCGTTAGCGACACCCTGATGGGAAGCCCGGAACCGGTCCTGAAACTGGGTGAACTCATCATCGTTGAGAGTGTTCTCTACCTCGATAATGCCGCCCGGTTGGGCCCCATTAATAAAGAAATTACGGTTCCATTCCGCCGAATAACGGACCGAATCCAGGTCAGTAAGAATAGATTGAATAGCACCCATCCCACGGTACGGATTCGTCGGGTTCGGTGACTTGATCTGAATAATCTCATCGACACCCAACGGAACCCGTTCACCCTCGGGGCCCCGGTAAATCCAACCCGCCAGGAAATCCGTAGCGGACGGAACCTCAAGCATCTTGTCCGGGCGGATGGGCCACAGCTCCACCGGGAAATTGAACGTTTCATCCATCGCGGGCAACCAGAACGACTCACCAACAAGCTCAACATGCTGAGAGATTGATTCAACGAACAACTGTCGGGACATGAATTTATTCGGGTGATTCCACACGTACAGCGCCGGATGTTTCGTGACCTCTGTCCGGGGTCGCGCCGTCGTCGCCGTCGACCGGCGAGCATCGGTGGAGGACCGGAACAGACACCACTCGGCACTAGCGGTGGCCTGACTGATCCGGGACACGATGGAGAACAGGGTGCCTACGCCACCCATGGTGTTCAGATAGCGGGCCTGATCCGTGCCGATCGTCCCGGCCCCGAACCCCACCGACCGGCGACCCGAATACGGGACCGGCGGCCGGTTAACCGGCTTGGTCAGGAACCTCATTGTTTCAGAACACCGGCCATGCGAAGTGGCCCGGACCCTCACCTGCGGATCGGCTGGTCACCCACAACGTGTCGTCGCCGTCGAGGAACACCTGACCGTTGACTGAGCTTTCGGGGGTGTCACCCCACGTGCGAACGATCAGCATCGGGTAAACCTGACCGGCATCCACCTTGTTCAGCAGAGCGTTACCGCGTTGCGCACGAAGTTCATCCACACGAGCGACGTCAATAGTGCTCAGCGTGTAGTGCACGATCCGGCCGATGGTAGGGACTTTGTTCACTGGTTTACCTCCGCCATGTATCCGACAACCATCAATGACACCCCAAGGGCGATAAACCCAGCAATCACCGTAAATAGGAAACCAGCGACAACCAGGGCAGACAGGCCGCCGACGTAAAGGGCACCCGGGGCCGCCGGTTTCAACGCCGTAAAGAGTGCTCTCACCCCACGAACCTCACTCCTGGTTGACGGTTCACACTCCCAATCGTACGGGCAAGATGCACCGCACCGGCCAAAGCGTAAGCCGCATCGACAGACGGACCACCTAACCGCACGAAACGCCACCGATCGCCCTGCGGAAGCTTCCCCGCCCCTGCTAACTGAGCCCGCAGCAACGGGTCACCGTTATGCACAATCCGACGTCCGATGATCTGCTGAGCAAGACCCACGCACACCGCCGCAGCGTCCTCCCCCGTCAGCCCGGTCGCCTTCTTATCCGTCTTCAAGTCAGCCGCTAACGCCACACCCGGCCCACCAGGGAACCAACCGAACGCCGTCGGCTTGATAGTCGTACGCCACGCCGGAAGCGCCGTACGCGCCTCCTGAACGGCGTTCTTACCCGACCACGAATCCACGACAGCCACCTGCACACGCCCGTCCGTCAGCGCCGCAGCGCCGACAAGGGTCACGTGCTGCCCGGACGGATCGACGTCGACGCACAACGACACCCGACCCCGCAGCGACGTCATCGACGCTGCCTCGTCCGTCCCGGCCCCCCACGCGTCCATATCGATTGCTACGTCTAGCTGGTCAACCCTCTGACAGAGGACCTCAGTCCTGAACACTTCGGGTGTATCCGTGCGTAAATCCGCCGCAATCGTGGCTTCAGCGATCGTGTACCCGAGCGCTGGGTTCGCATTCGCCTGCTCTTCGACGTCATCCAACGCGCATTTATCGGCCGCCGACCACTCGAAAAGCCCGAGCGTGTCGTCCCCCAACGCCAACTGTTCGGCGATTTCGTCCGGATCCGCGTCCTCTTCGGGCTGAACATCAAGGCCTAGACCGGCCAAAGCCGCAGCCCGCAGATGGTTCAACACCACGGAGGACCGGTCACCCTGGTTCGTAATCGCCCATTTCTGCCCGTCCGGGCGCGCATTCGTCGTCTTCGACGACGCCGACCACGCATCCCACGTCGCGTGTTCCCGCAACTCATCCAAGATCAACAGGTCAACGGAGAGTGACCGACCACCCTTACGGTTCGCCGGGGCCGTCTTATACCGTGCCCCGTTAAGGGCTTTCAGCTGAGTACTAGAGTTCTCCCGCCGGACCGCAGCACCCCGACCCCCGAACTGAAACTCCCCAGCGAGCGCCTCCGTATCCTCCGCCAGAGTGACACATTTCTCCCACGCCTCCTTAGCCAGGTCGATCGTCGTCGACGTCCCCAACACCAGCTTCGCCCCATCACAGAGCATCCTCCACAACGCCAAAACCGATAGGGCAGTAGTCTTTCCGTTCTGTCTCGCAACTAGAACCAGCACCGTCCGGAACCGGTACGACCCCCACACATCCAACTCAAGCGCATGAATGAAAAGCCAACGCTGCCAAGGGATAAGACCAACACCAAGCACATTCTCCGCGAAATCAACCGCCTCGAACCCCTTCGACGTCGACGGCGTCAGAGCACACCCACACCCACACGGGCCCGCCTCACCCGTGACCGCCGGGGGGGTGAAAATCCGGGGCGTCGTCGAACCCTTGACGCTACTGCGAGCCTTTGGCAGCACGAGCGGCGCGGATACGAGCGAGAGCTGTGACACCTGCAACACCCCCCGACACCGGAACCTCAACCCCATCACCTGCAGCCGGAGGCGGCCGCCGACCCCCCGGCGTCAACCCCAACGACGTCATCACCGACAGCAACTTCGGCGCATCCTGCATCCGCCCCTCATCAACGCTCTTCGCCAGCAACCGCGCAAGATTCACCGCAGCACCATCCCGAGGGTCCAACTCAGCGGCCCGCAGCGCCGCGTTCAGCGCGCTAATCATCGTGGTCGGCTCCACCACATCGGGGACCGGAATCGGGGACTCTACGGGCGAAGCAACAGGCGGCGCCGGATCGTCCGCTGGAGCAGCAGCGGGCGCCGGACGGCGGCGAGGTCGAGGCTTAGCGACCGGCGGCCGGACTGCAGGCGGCGGCGGCACATGAAAATCCGGGGCGCCCCCAAAATCCTTCGGCCCCGACCACCCCTCCACCCAACCAAACTCATCACCCACAGTGACCGCCGGCCCCCCGCCGGACATCACACAGAGTAAGTAACTGAGAGCAACCGGCCCGACCCGACCACCCACCAACATCACCCACCGTAACAACCGCCCGGGCGACCTGCCGCGCCGGTCGGCCCACCGACGCCACCCAGCCACCCACAGGGGACATAACCGCAGGTCAGAGCCCTGCGGCGCGCTGAGAGAGAGACGCGGCCAC